CGTCGAAAGCCGGTTCCGCGCCGGATCGGACCGGATGGATCGCCTCGATCAGCGTCTTGCCAGTGTCGAACAGACCCTGCGCGCCCAGCCCACGAAAGAGGACATGCATGATCTTCGGCTCGGGATTTCCGATCTGAACGGCGAATTGCGCGAGATCCGCGCCCGGCTGGAGGCTTCGGCCGAGCATGGCAAGCGGCAGGATAACGTCCTGACCCGCGTTGAACAGTATCTTCTGGAACGCAGCAAATGACCGATTTCCACGCTTTCAACAGCCGCCACCGCCGTCTGGCCATTCTGCGCTTTCTGGAGGTCAGTGCGGCCTATACCTCAAATGTCTCGATCCTGACCGACGTGCTGAACAGCGATCAGATCGGGATCAACACCACGCGCGACCAGACCGCGACCGAACTGGCATGGCTGGCCGAGACCGGCTTTGTCACGCTGAGCGGCCGCGATGATTTCCGGGTGGCGACCGCCACGGCGCGCGGCATCGAGATCGCGCTCGGCCGCGCCACGCACCCGGATATCCAGCGCCCCGGCCCGAGGGGCTGACATGCCACCGCCCCGCAAGATCGACCTCCTGCCGCCCGAGCTGCGCGATTGGCTGCGCGACGAACTGCGCGCCAGCGGCTTTGCCGGATACGAGGATCTGGCCGAACGCCTGAACTTCCGGCTGGAAGAAGAAGGGCTGGAACTGCGTATCCGCAAATCCGCGATCCATGCCTATGGCGTGGAATATGAGGCCATGGTGAAGGCGCAGGAAGAGGCCAGCGCCTGGGCCGTGGGCTGGATGCAGGATGAAGGTCTGGCGGATGAGGCGAAGCGCCATTCCGTCCTGTTCCAGATGATCACGACGCTGGCCTTCAAGGTGATGAAGTCGCAGGCCCTGAAGGAAGGCGATGAAATCGACCCGAAGGAGCTGCATTTCCTCGGCCGCATGCTGAAGGACGTGATGTCTTCGTCCGGCATCCGGGAACAGACCATCGCCGCAGACCGCAAGGCACAAGCCGCCAAGCTGGAAGCGGCGGTTGTCTCGGGCGACATCGATGCCGAGGCCGCGGCCAAAGCCCGCCGGATCATGGGGTTCGCATGATGGATGATCGATCCACCGCAAACCTGATCCTGCTCGCCCAGCTTCGCTATCAGCACGCCAGCTGGTGGACGCTGGCCGCCGCATGGATGTTCGGCCGCCACCGCACTGTCCGCCATCTCGGCCGTGTCGGTCGCGTCAGCTTCTGGCGCGGTCAGCCTTACCTCCTTTCCTTCCGCGAAACCGCGAACAACTGAGGACCAACCCATGTTTCGACTGCGCTTTTTCGACTCCTTCCCGACCGTCGCAACCCTGATCGGACTTGCACTGTTGCTGCTGTTGCCTGTCATGACGGCTGCCCAGACCATCGACATTGCCACCGGCAAGACGGGTGGCGGGTATGACCGGCGCGCCCGACAGATCGAACAGCGCCTTGAACAGCGCGGCGTCCTTTCGACGGTGATCAATCTGAACGGCTCCGACGAGATCTCGCTCGCCCTCTGCGGCGGTCGGGCGAACCTCGGGATCATGCAGATCGACGCGATCTATGCCCGCTCGCTCGAAGGCTGCCAGATGAAGGCGGTCGGCTCCTATGGCGCCGAGGCGGCCCTGATCCTGTTTCCGCCCCGGTCTGATCTTGATGAACTGTCCGACCTCGGCCCCGGCTCGGCCGTGTTGGTCGATACGATCGGCAGCGGCTCGGAGCTGTTCTGGCGGACCATCACGCGGATCGAGACCGGCGAGGATGGTGGCAATGACGAATGGGCCTCCGCCCGCGTGGTCAATGATCCGCTGGAACTGGCCAACACCTCGGCCGAGATGGGCGAGATCGACGCGGTGGTTCTGGTGCGCAAGCCCGACAGCGCCGACGTGCAGGCCCTGATCGGCCAGGGCTGGACGGTGGGCGAGTTGTGGGACCGGGACATCAATGATCTCGAATTCAACGGCGCTGCGCTCTATCGCTCGGAGAAGCTGAAGATCCCGACACCGGGCGGCAAGATCCTGCGCGCATGGGGTTATGAGGTTCGCAGCTTCATCGCCGTGCCGCGTGCCCTGGCCGAAGGCGACCGCCAGCGCTTTGCCGCAATCACCGCCGCCGCGCAGTGAGGGTGCGGAGATGAAGAAGATTGACATCACCGGAGGCGAGTCCGGCGGGGTTGCAGCATTTGACCCGAAGAAGATGCGCGCAGCAGGTGTTGATGATGCCACGTTGTGCGACTTGCTCATGACCAATCTCGGGCACTTCGCGCGCTTGTTAACCGATGGGCGCGGTTTCGGCATCACCGTCCACGACGGCAAGGCGGCTATTTTCGGGCTTCAGGACGGGCATTGACCCATGGCCGCAACGGTCCCCACCTCGCCGGTGATCCAGTTTCTGCCCTATCAGCGGGCATGGATCGCCGATCAGTCGCGCTTCAAGATCGGGATGTTCTCGCGCCAGACCGGCAAGACCTTCTCGACCGGCGGGGAATGCGCGGATGATTGCTTTACCGCCTGGGCCGAGGACCGGCGCGCGCGGTGGGTAATCCTGTCGCGGGGGGAACGGCAGGCGGCCGAGATGATGACCGAGGTCATCAAGCCTTTCACGAGGGCTTATTACGAGGTCTATAACACCCTGTTGAAGGGGGGCGAGCCGACCTTTCACGAGGGCGAATTCCGCGCCCCGCAGGAGAAAGGGCCGGATGCGGTCTACAAGCAGCTGGAAGTGGCTTTCCCGAACGGATCGCGGATCACCGCCTTGCCCGCGAACCCCGACACCGCGCGCGGGTTCTCGGCCAATGTGATCCTCGACGAATTCGCCTTCCATGCCAAATCGCGCGAGATCTGGGCGGCGCTGTTCCCGGTCATTTCCAGATCGGGGCTGAAGCTGCGGGTGATTTCCACCCCCAACGGCAAGGGGAACAAGTTCTACGAGCTGATGACGGCCGAGAATTCGGTCTGGTCGCGCCATGTGGTCGATATCTATGAGGCGGTGCGGCAAGGGCTGGATCGCGATATCGACATGCTCCGCCGGGGCATGGCCGACCCGGATGCCTGGGCGCAGGAATACGAGCTGCAATGGCTGGACGAGGCGTCCAGCTGGCTGGATTACGACCTGATTGCCGCCTGCGAGGCGAATACCGCAGGCCTGCCCGAACATTACATGGGTGGGCTGTGCTTCGTCGGCGTCGATATCGCCGCGCGGAATGACCTCTTCGTGATCGTGGTGGCCGAATTGGTGGGCGAGGTGCTGATGGTGCGCGAGATCATCGCGGAACGCCGGATCAGCTTTGCCCGCCAGGATGAACTGCTGGCCAGCGTGATGAAGCGGTATCGCGTGGTGGGCGTGGCGATGGACCAGACCGGCATGGGCGAAAAGCCGGTCGAGGATGCCAAGCGCAATCATGGCGAGGATCGCGTCCAGGGCGTGCTGTTCAGCGCGGCCGCCAAGCTCGATATGGCGACGACGCTGAAGGAGTCGATGCAGGACCGCAAGACCCGCATCCCGGCGGGCGACCCGGTGCTGCGCGCCGATCTGCACTCGATCAAGTCGCAGGTGGGCGTCACCGGCATCCGGCGCCTGGTGGCGGACGGTGACAGCGACGGCCACGCTGACCGCTTCTGGGCGCTGGCGCTGGCGGTCTCAGCCGCGAACCTCGGGCCGGAAAGCTTTGGATATGAGGCCGTGCCCGGCACCCGCAGCCGCTGGGCCGATCCTGACACGGATGATGAAGAAGAGGCCACCGGCGGGCGCTGGGACGGAGGGGCATGGTAATGGCACTACTCGATCAATTTGGCAGGCCCATGCAGCGCGCGGCGACCCGTGACCTGCTGGAACGGCAGGCGGTGGCGACCGTGGGGTCGGTGCGCTCGATCCAGGCGGGGCACCCGGCCGATGGCCTGACCCCGCCTCGGCTGGCCCGTATCCTGCGCACTGCGGAAACCGGGGATGCGACCGAATACCTCCAGTTCGCGGAACAGATGGAGGAAAAGGATCTGCACTATGCCGCCGTGCTGGGCGTCAGGAAGCGGGCGATCCGGTCGCTGGAATTGCAGGTCGATCCGGGCGGCAAGGATGGCGCAGCCGATGAACTGGCCGCCATGACCCGCGAGACGCTGGAATCCGCCGCCGTGCGCACCACGCTGATCGACATGATGGATGCGCTCGGCAAGAGCTTTTCCGTCTGCGAAATCCTCTGGGAGCGTGAGGGCAAGGGCCTGCGCCTTGCGGGGCTGGAATGGGTCGAGCCGTCCTGGTTCGAATTCGACGGCACCAATGGCAATCACCTCTATCTGCGCGACAATGCCGGACCGCAGCCCCTGCGCGCCGACAGCTTTGTCATTCACCTTGCCAAGGCCAAATCCGGCCTGCCGATCCGGGGCGGCCTCGCACGGCTGGCGGGCTGGGCCTATCTGTTCAAGAACTACACCCTGAAGGACTGGGCCATCTTCCTTGAAGCCTATGGCCACCCGCTTCGCCTCGGCAAATACGGGCCGTCCAGCTCGCCCGAGGATCGCCGCACTCTGCTGAAGGCGGCGCGGCAGATCGGCGTCGATATGGCGGCGATCATCCCGAAAGACATGGATCTCGAAGTCGTGCCCGGCGCCACCAATGGCGCGGACAAGATGTATGAGGGCAATGCCCGCTACTGGGATGAACAGATCTCCAAGGGCGTTCTGGGTCAGGTCGCTACCACCGACGCCATTGCGGGCGGCCATGCGGTCGGCAAGATCCACGAACAGGTGCGCGACGATATCCGCGACGCCGATGCCGAGCAGCTGGCCGCGACGCTGCAACGGGACATCGCCGGGGCGCTCTGCCGGTTGCATTTCCCCGAAGGGACGCCGCTGCCCCATATCAGCTTCCCGCCGCCGGAATCGGTGGACCCGAAACTGATGCTGGATCTGATGGAGCGTGGCCCGAAAGCCGGGCTGAAGATCGCGGTCAGCCAGATCCGTGAGGTCTTTGCCCTGCGCGAACCGGAAGACGGCGAAGAGGTTCTGACCCCACCAGCCCCGCCCGAACCGCCGCCGGTTGTCCCGCCTGCGGAGACACCGCCGCCCGCCATGCGGCAGGTAGCTTCCCGGCAGGCAGATCGTGACGGCGACAGCATCGATACGCTGATCGACGAGCTGCTGCGCGAGGGCGATATGCAGCGCGCCATGGAGGCCGAGTTTGGCGAATTGCTCGAATCGCTCGCGCGCGCGCGCGATATGAATGAGGTGCAGGACATTCTGGCCGTCTTCCGCGATGCGGCACCGGGGCCGGTGCTGGATCTCTTGACCCGATCATCCTTCGCAGCAAGGCTGGCAGGCGAGACCGGCGCCGGGATCAGGGACTGACCATGACGAAGATCGAGCTGAAGGCGCTGCCTCATCGGGAAGCGATCGAGTATTTCCGCAGCAAGGGATTTGCGCCGCAGCTTCAGCGGTTTCATCACCTCGATCATTTCCGCGAGGAACACGCGCGGGATTTCG